GGCGTGAGGCGCCGGGGCGGATGGCGGTGAAGCTGGTGTGGCACGGCCCGGTGCCGGTGGCCCCGACGGTGGTGGACGCCCTGTACATGGCTGATGACCCGGTGGACGTCGCGGTGGACCCGCGCTCGCAGTCGGCGACGCTGTGCGGCCAGCTGGCGGAGCTCGGCGTGGTGGTGAAGCGCCTGGGCGCGGAGGACGTGGCGGTGGCGCACGGCGAGTTCATGGACGCGGCGGCCGCGGGGGCGCTGCGGCATTTCGGGCAGGCGGGCCTGACGGACGCAGTGCGGGGCGCTGCGCAGCGGGCGCTGGCGGGCGCGAGGGCGCTCGAGCGGCGGGTGCAGGTTGACCAGTCGCCTCTGACGGCGGCGGAGTTCGCGGCGTGGGCGCTGCGCCGGCATGAGGAGCTGTCCTCGCCGAACGTGTGGGAGATCTGAGGGAGGTCAGGGTGCGGCTTTCAGTGGTACTGCTGCTCGTCGCGCTCGCCGGCATCCTGGGCGGCGCGGCGCTGATCGGCCTGCCGGCGCTGGGCGGGGCGGTCATCTTCGACTCCCTCGCGACGGGCGTGTACGCGCTGCTGCGCGACGACGGGCGGGGCGGCGCGCCGTCGGTGCACGAGGTCCCGACGCTGGCGCAGATCCTTGAGCGGGCGCGGGCGTCGTGATCGGCCGTCGCGTCCAGTCCATGGGCGGGATCGAGCGCCCCGGCGACTACTACGGCCCCGATTCTGACTTCACTGGCGGAACGCCTGCCGTGTTCTTCCTGCTGCCGAACGCCCGCGACGAGGGCGACGAGGGCGCACCGCCAGGCCAGCGCTCGGTCCATCACGTCTGCTTCCCGCCGCACACCTACCGCGAGTGCCCCGACGGGTCGCTTGAGATCCGGGCGAGCATCGGCGCGATGCCCTTCTGGCACGGCTACCTCGACGAGGGCCACGTCTGGCGGACGGCATGAGGCTGCTTGACCGGCTGGCGCGGCGCGCGGGCTACTGGGAAGGCGCGGCCAGCGGCGCCGCGATCCTGACCAGCAGCTACGGCAGCCCCGACCGGGAGGCGGTACTGCCGCAGCTCGCCGGCTGGGCGCAGCAGGCGCACCTGTCGGACTCCCCGGTGTTCTCCGCGATCCTGGTGCGGATGATGCTGCTCGCCGAGGCGCAGTTCCAGTTCCAGGCCAAGGACGACAAGCACCTGTACGGCAACACGTCGCTGTCGCTGCTGGAGAAGCCGTTCGGGCCGGAGTCGACGTCGGGCGAGATGGTCGCCCGAATGGAGCAGGACGCGTCGCTGATGGGCAACGCGTACATCTGGGCGCCCCCCGGCGAGGGGCGCCTGGTGCGGCTGCGGCCGGACTGGGTCACGATCGTCTCCGAGCTGGTCCAGGTGCCGGGCGGCGGCAGCTACCGGCGGAAGATCGGCTACTGGCACGAGCCGCCGCGGGGCGTCACGGGCCAGGGCGCGCCGTTCGAGGCACTGGCGGCGGACGTCGCCCACTGGCACCCGATCAGCGACCCGCAGGCGGACTTCCGGGGCATGAGCTGGCTCACCCCGGTGATGCGGGACATCCAGGGCGACGACGCGATGACCCGCTACAAGATCAGGTACCTGCAGAACAACGCGACCCCGAACATCATCATCAAGTACGCGCAGAAACTGCAGCCGGCGACGGTCGACGCGATCCGCGACCGGATGACGGCCCGGTACGGCGGCCCGGACAACGCGGGCAAGACCCTGGTCCTCGACCAGGGCGCGGACCTGACCCTGGCGGGCAACAGCCTGACGCAGATGGACTTCAGCAACGTGAGCGTCGACGGCGTGCAGCGGATCCTCGCCCCGTCGGGCGTGCCGGGGCTGCTGATCGGCCTGGAGAGCATCAAGGGCGCGGGCAAGAGCTACGAGGAAGTGATCAGGCGGTTCGCCGACCTGACCTTGCGGCCGCTGTGGCGGAGCATGTGCGCGGTGCTGGAGCAGCTGGTCCCGGACGTGCCGGCGGGCTCCCGGCTGTGGTACGACACCGGGGCGATCGCGGCGCTGCAGGAGGGCGAGCAGGTCCGGGCGCAGGTGTCCCTGATCCGGGCGCAGGCGCTGCTGGCGCTGCGCCAGGCGGGTTACGACCAGGTGTCCGCGGTCGGCGCGGTCGAGTCGGGTGACATGACGCAGCTGAAGGTGGCGGACGTGCCCCCGCCGCCGCCGGCCGGGAACGTGCAGCACATGCTGCCGCAGACGCCACCGGGGGTGACCGCCGCCCCGCTGCCGCCGTCGACGCCGCGGCTGCCGACCGGGTCGGTCTCGCCGGGTGACGGCGGCAACGGAACACGGCCGGTACCGGTGGCGTCGGCGGCCAGGCGGGCACTGAACGGGAGCGGAAGTGGATGAGCAGCTCGCGGCGATGATGCGGGCGGCCGGGGCCGTGACGAACCCCGGCGGCACCGAGCGGCTGCACGAGTACTGGGTGCACGGCGAGGGCGCGGCGAAGATCGGCTGGGGCCGGCCGGGCGACTTCGCCAGGTGCGTGACCGAGCTCGGCAAGTACATCAAGGACCCGCAGGGCTACTGCAACCTCGCGCATCACGCGGCGCTCGGGATCTACCCGGCGACGCACGCCAAGATGGAGCACGGAAGGGCAGCGATGACGACCACGTCCGAAGACAAGGCGGCCGAGAGCGGCCGGGCCGAGTCGCTGGCCCCCTACTTCCGGTCATTCCCCCTCGAGGACATCTCGATCCGGTCCGGCGGCGACGGCCGCACCGTCGAGGCGTACGCGGCCGTGTTCAATACTCCCGCGCCGGTCCGCGACCAGGACGGCGAGTACATGGAGGAACTCGACCCGGCCGTGTTCAACCGGGCGATCTCCGACGCGCGCCCGCAGGGCGGCCGGGTGAACTGGCGCGTCGGCGTCTTCTACAACCACGCCATGACCCTGTACGGCACCCCGTCCGAGCGGCACTCGGTGCCGATCGGCAAGACCCTCGACATGAAGGCCGACTCCCGCGGCCTGTGGACGCTGACCCGCTATCACCGGGGTGAGCTCGCCGATGAGGTACTGGAGGCCATCCGCGAGGGATCGATCCCCGGTTACTCGTTCTCGGGGAACTTCCGCCGGTCGAACCCGCTGATCCCCCGGGGCGGCTTCCGCAAGAACCACCGCACCGGTGAGTTGCCCCACGTGCGGCGGATGGAGTCAACGCTGGCCGAGTACGGGCCGACGCCGCGCCCGGTTTACGAGGGCGCGGCAGTCACCGGGATGCGCAGCGACATGCTGCTCGGCGCGATGATGAACGACCCCGAACTTGCAGCACGCATGATCAGCATGCTCCGTGACGGCGCTCCGCTGGACTCGCCGCCGCTGCCCGGCGCTCCCCATCAGGGGGACTCGCCCGCCGAGGACTCGCACCTGGTGCGCTCCGGTCGGTCAGTGAAGGAGGAGATCCAGGCCGCGAGGTCGGCTTTCCTCCAGAGGCACCGGAGGAACGAGTGACTGAAGTACTGGACCGGCCCGCCGGCACCGACGACGACGGCGCCAGGCGCGCCCGCCTCGCGGAGCTGCGCGGCACCTACCGCAGCCTGCAGGACATGACCGCCCGGCAGCGGGCGATCGTCACCGAGCTCGCGGGCATCGACGCGATCACCGACCCCAGCGAGGACGACCTCGCCTGGCAGGGCACGCTGATCACCGAGCACGACGACCTGGACGAGCTGGCCGCCCCGCTGCGCAAGCGCGCCGCCGACCTGGCCCGCGTCCGCAAGGCCGCGCAGGACCCCGCCAACCTGGAGCCGCCCGCGTCCGTCCGCTCCGGCGGCGGCCCGGACCTGCAGACCCGCAACGTGGCCGGGGCCGACCCGTTCGCCGAGCTGGACAGGGTCCGCGCCGGGCTCGTCGACCCGCGCACCGTCCGCGGCTGGGCGCTGGACGCGATCGAGCAGGCCGCCCGCCGCGGCGACATGCAGTCGTCGTGGGCGGAGGAGGCGACGCTGAAGACCGAGAACCAGTTCATCGGCCAGTCCAACGTCGCCAAGCACATCCTGATGACCGGCTCGGACGAGTACCTGCAGGCGTTCCGCGCCTACCTGCACGACCCGCAGGCGGAGGCCCACCGCGCCGCGCTGACCCTCACCCCGGGGTCCGCAGGCGGGTACCTCCTCCCGTTCGTGCTGGACCCGTCGATCATCCTCACGAACGCCGGCAGCGCGAACCCGTGGCGGCGGATCTCCCGCGTCGTGCAGACCACGTCGAACACGTGGAACGGCGTCAACAGCGCGGGCGTCAACGCGGCGTGGCTCGCTGAGGCGACGATCGTCACCGACGGCACGCCGACGCTCGGCAACGTGGTGGTGACCCCGGTCAAGGCCGCGGCGTGGGTGTACGGCTCGTACGAGGTCCTGGAGGACACGGACTTCGGCCAGCAGCTCCCGGCCCTCCTCGCCGACGCGAAGGACCGCCTCGAGGAGGCCGCGTTCGCGACCGGCGGCGGGACCACGGTCCCGAACGGCGTCGTGGTCGGCGCGACCACCGTCTACACCGGCGCGACTACCCTTGTCTACGCGATCGGCGACGTGTACGGCACCCACGCGGCGCTGCCCGCCCGGTTCCGCAACAGCCCGAAGGTCGCCTGGGTGATGAACGTCGCCTACATCAACAAGACCCGGCAGCTCGACCCGGCCGGCGGCTCGTCGTTCTGGACG